ATGATCCAGCACAGCATAAACAATCACATGTATTAGAACTTATAGATGCAGATGAATTTACAGGTAACATTGTGGCGTTACCTAATAATAGAGTTAGAGTAACTAATCCTGCTTTGTGGGTCACAGGTGAAGGTGCGCCGGATTTTGCACCAAGTCAATACATACACTCAGCAGAAATAGATAACAGTTATATGAATCCTAATATTACTTTTAACAATCTATATGCAGAGGAGATCGAAAATGGCTATGAAGAGGACGAAGAATAGGTCCAAAGGTGGTGTTGTCCGTCGCATGGGTGGCGGTAAAACTACTAAATATAAATCCAAAGGCGGAACTGTTCGCCGCATGGGTGGTGGCAAAGCCACTAAATATAAATCTAAAGGTGGAACGGTTCGTCGTAAGCGTGGTGGTAAAGCCACTAAGTATCGCTCTCGTGGTGGTCGTACACGGTAAAACTTGAGGATATAAAAGTGAAACCAAAAAATAAAGCTAGAGTTAAAAAAGTTATTAAAGGTTTAAATAAAGCCTCTAAGTTACATGCAGGTCAAGCTAAATCATTAAAAAAAGTTTTAAAGAATGGTAAAAACAAAAGATCCAAAAGTAGGAACAGGAAAAAAGCCTAAAGGTTCTGGACGCAGACTTTACACTGACGAAAATCCAAAAGATACAGTTAGTATAAAGTTTGCTACTCTAGCAGATGCTAGGGCTACAGTAGCAAAGGTTAAACGAATAAATAAACCTTATGCTCGTAAGATACAGATACTAACTGTAGGAGAACAACGTGCCAAAGTTATGGGCAAAAATCAAGTAGCTTCTATATTTAAAAAAGGTAAAGAATCTATACGAAAAGCAAGAGGTACAAATGGCAGTAAAAAGAAAACGTAAGACTACAGCTAAAAAGAAATCACCCACACCAAAGAACAAAGCTTTGTATGCACGGGTGAAGTCTGAAGCTAAACGTAAGTTTGATGTATATCCTAGTGCCTATGCCAATGCTTGGTTAGTTAGGACATACAAAAAACGTGGTGGTACTTACTCATGAGCTTGAAAGAATGGTTTGGAAAAGGCCCAAAAGGAGATTGGGTGGACATTGGTGCGCCTAAAATTAAGGGCAAGTTCCAAGCCTGTGGTCGTGCATCCACAAAGTCAAGCAAAAGAAAATATCCAAAGTGTGTGCCACGGGCCACAGCTAATAAAATGACTGCTGCACAAAGAAGGAGTGCAGTGGCAAGAAAGCGATCAAAAGCTCAAGGTGTTGGTGGCAAGCCCACTAATGTCAAGACATTTGCTAAAAAGAAAACAACTAGAAAAAGGGCTAAAGCATAATGGCAGTTTCAGGTACATATGACTTTAACCTTGATATAGACGAGGTTATACAAGAAGCGACGGAGATGATTGGGGGCGAAGATACTCTTGGTCATGAACCTGCTTCTGCACGTCGTTCTATCAACCTTATGCTTAAAGATTGGCAGAACAGGGGTGTACTTCTTTGGAGTACTTCTGTTTCTAATATAACTGTATCTGCAAGTGTAGCTAACTATTCTCTATCTTCTTCTACTCTAGATGCTCTGGAAGTTGTTATAAATAGAGATGATACAGATTTACAGCTTGAACGTATAACTCCTGAAGAGTATCTTCTCATACCCAATAAAACACAGAAGGGTCGTCCTAATCAATACTCTATTCGTAGAGGGCGTGATAACCCAGTGCTGTCTTTATGGCCTCTACCTGATAACTCTACAGACGTTTTGAAGATAGAGCTTGTATCTGAACTTCAAGATGTAAATAAATCTGCTATACAAAATGCAGACTTGCCTAAAAGATTTTTGCCTTGCTTGACCTGCGGTCTTGCCTATTACATGGCAATGAAGCGTCCTCTTGTTCCTGAAAACAGGATTATGATGTTGAAGGCAAACTATGAAGAACTTCTTATGAGAGCTATGGAGGAAGATCGTGAAAGGGCTTCTATGTATCTTCGTCCTAGACTAAGGTATATATAGTGGCTAGTAATAAAAATGCTTTAGCTATGTGTGACATATGTGGGTTTGTATATCCACATAGAGTAATGCAAATGAATAGCTATGGGATGCTGGTATGCCCAGAAGACTTTGAAGGACAGTTCGATCTGAAGAACCATCCTCAGAACAAAGTACCTGATGTGAGAGATAATCCAGCTATTCTCAATCCTCGTCCAGATTTGGGAGGAAGAAACCTTGAATGGAGTCAAGCTTCAAGTACTTGGGGATCAACAAATAAATATTGGAATCTAATATGACAGATTTAACAAGCCAACTAATATCAAATACATATAAGAAAATAATACTTGTTAGTTCTTCTGCAACTAATACTGGTGTTAATACTTCTCTCAAAGCTGTACAAACTGGTGATGGAGAAAACACTGCACTGAAGCTAGCTACGAATGCAGTGCAGATTACTGGTGCGCTAGGAGTAACTGGCAACGTATCTCTGGATGCAAACTTACATGTTGATGATGCAGTATGTGCCAGTGCCTTTTACGGAGATGGTTCTAATCTATCTGGTGTGACAGCTACGATTGGTGGTAATATATCTGTTAGCAATGCCACAGTGGGTGGTAACTTACATGTTGCTGGAACTGCCACAGTAGCTGGTGCTACGCATCTGCAAAGTACAGTATCAGTTGGTGGGGCTGCACATTTTGGCTCTACGGCAACAGTGGCAGGGGCAGCACAGCTTCAAGGCACAGTGACGGCTGTAGGTGCTGCTACATTTAAGTCTACAGTTACAGTAGAGAATGCAGCCATACTTAAAAATAATGTATCGGTTGGCGGTACGTTTGCAGCGGCTGGTGCAGGAACATTTACTTCTAAAACAGAATTTAAAAATGATGTATCAGTTAGTGGTCGCCTAGATGTAGCAACGTCTGTTTGTGTAGGAGGCATTGCAAACTTTGCAAGTAATGTATCTGTTAGTGGTAATCTAAATGTAGTTGGCAATGTAACCGCTGTTAAGTTTTATGGAGATGGTTCTAATCTTACAAATGTAGAAGCTGAACTTGGTATTACCACAAACATCTCTGTATCAGGATTTATACATGCTGGTGGTAGTGTATCAGTTAGTGGACCCTTTAATGTTGTGGGTGCCGCTACATTCCAGAGTGGTGTATCTGTAAGTGGCAATGCTAATATCAATGGAACACTAACTGTGGCGGCTGCTACATCTCTGGCATCTACACTTACAGTTGGTAGCATTGCAACATTTAAAGATGATGTAAGTGTAAGCGGTGATACAAGACTAGGTGGTACAGTTACCGTAGGTGGTGCAGTAAGTCTGGCCTCTAGCCTAAGTGTAGGTGGTGCAGCAAACTTCCTGAGTACCGTAACAATAACTGGTAACAATGTTCAGGCAGCTAATGCAAGAGTATGTGCAAGTGCCTATTATGGAGACGGCTCAAACCTTACTGGTATTAGTACATCAATAGAAGGTAACATATCTGTAAATAATGTTTTAGTTGGTGGGACACTTACAGTAGTTGGTGCTGCACATCTTGGGTCTACAGTAACTGCTGTTGGTGCGGCTACTTTTAAAGATGCTGTATCAGTATCAGGTGGACTTACAGTTGGTGGTGCAGTAGCTGTATCAGGTGGCTCTATTGATTTGCGAACAAGTGCTTCTGATCCTGCATATATTAGATTTTACTGTGAGTCTGGTAATGCTCACTATGCTCAACTACAATCACCACCTCACTCTTCTTATAGTGGTAATCTAACTATTACACTACCAGTTAGCACAGCAACAATAGTTGGTACATCTACTACTGATACTCTTACTAATAAAACTTTTGGTGATGCAGTTAAGTTTGAGTCTACAGTAACTGTTAGTGGTGCAGTTAGTATTGGAGGTGCAGTAAGTATTGGAGGTGCGACTAATCTAGCAAGCACGGTTACTGTGGTAGGTGCTGGTACATTTAAAGATGATGTATCTGTATCAGGTAATGTAAATATAGGTGGCACAGTAACTGTAGGTGGTGCAGTCTCACTAGCCTCTACATTGTCAGTGGGAGGCGCAGCTAACTTTGGTTCTACAGTGACTGTGGCGGGGGCAGTATCTCTTGCATCTACTCTCTCGGTAGGCGGTGCTACAAATCTGGCAAGCACTGTAACAGTTGTGGGCGCTGGTACGTTTAAAGATGACGTATCAGTAAGTGGTAACACTAATCTTGGTGGTACGGTTACTGTTGGTGGTGCAGTTTCACTAGCATCTACTCTAAGTGTTGGGGGAGTTGCTAACTTTGCAGATACAGTAACAATAGCTGGTGCAGTATCTCTAGCTTCTTCTCTTAGTGTTGGCGGAGCAACCAATCTTCTTAGCACGGTAACGGCTACAGGTAACTCTGGTTTTCTTGGTACTGTCAGGGTATCTGGCAATACTTCACTGGAAGGACAGCTACAGTTAAGTGAGTCAGCGGCGGCTGCTGTACATACCACAGCAATTAATGGTGTAACGTCTGTATCCCTGAACTTTGGTATAGCACAGAACTTCTTCACCTCTGTTACTGCCGCACATACTCTGGCACGTCCTACTAATGCAAGGGTAGGACAGGTTGGTAGTATTCTACTAATGCAAGATGGTGGCTCTGGAACAATGTCTTACAACGCATGTTTTAACTTTATCGGCGGTACAGCACCAACACTATCGACAGATGATAATGCAATGGATAGATTAGATTATATAGTTGTATCTGTTTCCTCTGATAATACTGCTGAAAATATTCAAGCAGTAATGACACAAGCTTATAGTTAGGATTAATAAGAATGGTATTTAGTAATAATCTTATCATGGGTGCTGGTGGTCAGGCAAGCGGATATGATATAGAGCAAAGTATTCGTTTTAATGACGGGGACACGCCATCACTCAGTCGGACTATCGGCACGCCAACCAGCACGCAGAAGTTTAGCTTTAGTACATGGATAAAGCCTTGCACTTTCTTTAACGACACTGCTTCAAGGGCTATTTTTTCCGCTGCTACGCCGGGCAATTCATCAAGCGACCGAGATATTATCAGTTGGGAAAATGACGTCTTATATGTGGCTTTTAATACCGGCTCGTGGGCTGAAATAAAAACCAGTCAAGTTTTCCGTGATCCCGCAAGCTGGTATCACATTGTTGTTGCAATGGATACAACTCAATCGACAGCAAGTAACAGAACTAAAATTTATGTGAACGGATCACAAGTCACAGATTTTTCTGCTGCGGCATACGTTTCACAAAATGACACAATTGCAATTTGTACAAGTGGAAAGTTACAAGCAATCGGTGCATATGCTTACGATATTACCTCAGCAAATGACCGCATTGATGGATACTTAGCTGAAATAAATTTCATTGATGGTCAGCAACTAGACCCAACCAGCTTTGGAGAAACGAACAGCGACACTGGCCAGTGGGTGCCGGTGAAGTACGCAGGCTCTTATGGAAACAATGGCTTCTACCTGAAAGGCCAAGACAGTTCTGCGTTGGGTGACGATAGCAGTGGCAACGGGAATGATTTTAGTAGCTCGGGCCTTAGCAGTGCCACGCTGTCGGATGGCAACCTCGTCGCAACCGCTTCTGGCAATAGTTACCAATGGGCTTTATCCACGTTCGCCGTAGACGATGGCGGCAAGCACGTTTGCGAGTTTCAAAAATCATCAGGCACATTTGGCTACGTTGGTTTATATCAACTTGGCAACCACACTGCGACGACAGGAAATAACTACTTCTATGGCTATAATCTTGGCACAGGTGAAATTATAAAAAATTCAAGTGTATTAACTGATCTTGGAACTGGTGCAGCTAACAGTTTAATGCGTATTGAATACGATGGCAGCAATGACACCATCAAAATCTTTGACGACGGCACAGAGATATTTCCAGCCTCGAC